AAGGCAATACTGAAGGCTAGACTTGCAGTGCCAGTAATAATCCAAGATAAAGCAAAGGTGTCAAGGCTTCCAGTAACACGCCAAGACACCGCTTTTAAGAGAGATTTGTAATGACTATCTTCTGCCACGCTTCTTTGCCGTTCTCTTTGCTTTGCGAAATGCGGAATCTGTGGGAGCGCCTTTTGAACCTGGCGTTCTCATTCTCTCTTTTGATCCTTTACGGATACGCTCACGCTTTTTATGGATATTGGCGTATAGTCCTGGTTTCATCTGCACCCCCATCTTCTTCTGGCAGCTTTGCCACGCTCACCCTTCCAATGCTTGGATCTAGCACAAAATGATTTATGTCTTGATCCTGATTTTTGTGGTGCTTTTAGCTTGCTTCCTGTTGCTCGGTTGTATTTCTTTCTTCCTTTGGCTGTTAATCCTCCGCCTCGAGATACGGGCAACTTCTCGCCACGACCAACGGAAAGATTAGTGTCTTTAGCCATTATTTAATTCCTAAATATGAACGGACTGCGTTTAGGGTTTGCAACTGTTCTGGCGTGTACATCTTGGCTGCATCTTGCCATTGATTAAATGTGTAGCCTCTAAACATTTCAGGCAATCCAGTCATCTGCATCCATTGTTCGTATGGTCTGTTTTCGCCTAGATTTTGCGTATGGTATTGATACCGCTCTTGCATCATATTAGGGTCTAATTGACCAGCAAATTGAGCATAAAGAGCTTTAAGCTGAGGGTCTGCCTGAACGCCATAATGACTTGCATAGTCTCCTAAAACATCTAATGGTGTTGCTTTAGGGTTAAAAACCTCGATAGCGACTTGTTTTCCTTTAGCCCAATCTGGCAAGTCACCGCCTTTATAAAACTCTAATTTACGCTCTTCTTCGGGCGTTGGAGAGTATTTATAAGCAATGTCTTTGCCAGCAAGATACGGATATTCCTTTTGAGCTATTTCTAATAGCTTGGCTCCTTTATCGGCGGATATGGTATCCAATACCGATGTATCAATTCCCTGAAGTTCTTGTGGTTCTGCCATTATTTAGATACCGAGTCATATTGCTGATAACAAGAGTCTAGTGCTGCGCGGAGCTTGTCTGCTCTGGCAGCTTCCCCGATAAGAAATTCTGCATCCTCGGCAGAAAGGGAGCGCCCAGTTCCGTCTTGTCCAATGTTGGAGCTGTATTTACTACGACTGGGGCGGTTCCGCAACTCGCTAAGAGCAGAGAACAACTGATTATTGATAGCGTCAATTTGAGCATTTTTGTCTTTCCTTATCTTGTCGGCTTCGGCTTGATGTTCTGCTTCTTTCGCTTGAATGACCTTCTCCTGAGCAATCTTCTCCTGAGCGATTCTCTTTTCGTATCGCCACCCGTTTACAGTCCATCCAGCAAAGAATGTCGTAAGGACTGCAACTACAATTGCAATCAATTTCAAGTTTAGTGTTCCGAGCAATTTGCATATTCCTCTTGTCTTCGTTTAACTAGACCGGGCAATACTTGTCCGCCGGCTTGAGTCCATTTCAAAAGCTCTTTGCAAGCACCGTCATAATCCATGCTATTGAGCTTTTTATTAAGGGTTGAAGTGCAGAAAGCATGGACCCCAACATTGTAGGTAAAATCCAAATAAGCATCATATTCTCCTTGAGTAACGGGAACCTTGATACATTGAACCATACCTTTAGCGTGTTCGTTCATACTTGATTGAAGCTGAACTAGGGCGCGTACTGGAGTCGTTGTCTGACCCATCTTAACGCCGTCTGCTTGACCAAAACCAATAGTGGCTACTTCAGCAGTATCTTTGTAAGAAGTGTCGCTGTAACCCTCATGTACGGCAATACCGACTAAAACCGCAGCACTAGCAGCTAATGAAGCGGCAGCGGTTCTGGTGCGGTTATCGGTCATATTGGTGTTTTAGTGATAAACCTAAAGATGATGATGCCAATAGCGATAGATACGCCAATAATCATCTGATAAAACGGTGTGACTGGAAGCAAAAAAACATAGCCCTGCATTACTGAAAAAGCAGCAATGATAATCGCGTACCAAATAGTGCGAGATTGTAGGGCTGACTTCAATGTTTTCATTGAGGTGTGTAGATTTTTACCACGCTAATGTTTTCACCTAATGATTTAGGGGCTTCACCGGCTACCTCAACAACAACTTCAGGAGCAACTATTGGCTCTGGAGCTGGTGTTGGCTCAGGTACATTAGGGACTTCTACTACTGGTATTACATCTTGAATATCTGCCATGATTTTTCCTTTTTAATTACAAGCCTTCGCCCGGAGTGATATAAATAGAAGCGTTTGTTCCGTCACCAATAACTCTTGCATACACATTTGTATTGGAATTGACTTGCGGACCAGTAATTACTCTGTATCCATAAGGAGGCAATGCAATGACATAGCCCGGAGCTACATCTGGCAACGCCACATTAAAGGTGCTAGTAGAGTTAATCCATACATAAACAGCCGAATTGGTGTCAGCGTTAGCTAGGTAATACTGGTTTGATGGGCTATCAGCAGTAATGGTAAATACATTGGATTGCGTGTTAGCAGCGCCAGAAACGGATACTTTTACCGTTTTTCCCATCGGTTGAAATGCAATGTTATTTGCCATTTAGTACACCTTCTTTTCTTTCGCTCCAGATGGGCTTAATTTTGTACTGTAAGAACCTTCAGCAAAATCAAACATTGAGCGATAGCCGCCTTTTGGTAGTTCTCCGGGTTTCCATTTAGTCATTCCAGCGCTGCCGTCTCTTGGCAACTGTGGACGAATAGCCGTAGCTACCTGCTGATTCTGCTCATGGTCCCTCTGGTGTGGTCTGCTTTTCATGCTGTTTCCTTTCCTTTGTGTTTATCACAAGATAGCTGAAGATTACAAATATTGCTAGTGTTGCTACGCGGTCCCATTGTGGTCCCCACATCACCCAACACGCTAAAGCGCACGACATTGACAGAGCCAAAATCGTTATGAGCCGGTCTGAGATGACCGTTAATGCTACTTTGATGATAGTGATTGCATCCATGAATATCCCCTATTCGATTAAAGATACTCATATTCTAACCTTACTCATCCTCATCATCAATAGAAAAACCACTTCCCCACTCATCATCGTTCATTTTGAGCTTAATTGCTTCTAGCTTTAATGCTCGGTCTAACACCTTAGTTTTGTCAGTAATACTTGCTTCAGGGTCAGCCATCACTTGCGTTAGCATAGTTGAGATAGCCTCTTCTAAAGCGTTGTTTATCCCTCTTTGCTTCTTAACCATCAAAATCCACCTAGCAATTTATTTAAGCTGTAACCGGCGACGGCGCCACCACCAACTGTAGCCCCCACATAAGGCAAGATACCTTTTAAAGCGGTTATTGCCTTTGCTTTATCAGTTTCTCTAGTCTTAACATCACGGATTTTGTCCAGCATTGCAATAGTCTCTTCTCGACTTGCAAGACCTCGACTTTCCAAGCCTTTAACAAAAGATTCAGCCGCGCTAATACTTCTATTTGTAGTGGTTGCATTAAATATATCCCTTGAGGATTCGCTTACAAACTTTTGATTTTCTTTAGTTAAATTTGCGAGCTTTTCAGTTTTTCCCTGTGCGCGTTGAGATATTTCTTTAGCGCGTTGAGACAGAGCCTTGGCGCCCGTAGATTTCTCGGCAGCTTTAACCTCATTCGTTGCAAGCGTTTTCGCATACTCTTTTACCTTTGCAGCAACAGCAGGAAACTCTTGAAGATATGCGCCTTTGGATGAGTTAATCCAAGCGTCAACAGCTTCAGCAGTATTAAGTTTTGATAATTCATTAGCAGCGTGTTGAGCAGCAAATGGCTCTAATGTCTTTTTGCTAATATCCATTCTTTCCAAAATGCGAATTTGCTCTGGAGACTGAAATACTTTGGCTGGAATTTGAGTGGCGTCTGATGTAAAGATGCCTTTTAAACCCTCAACTTCTTGAGTCAACACTTTACCAACTTGAGATTCATAAGTATTTAATGGGTCGCTCATCTTGGCATAAACCTCTCTAAAGGTTCTGCCGGTAGGAGCGAATCCTGCAACTGGTTTACCGCTTTCGCTAACATAACCATAAACAGAGTCTTCTAGCT